TGTAGCTTTACCAGATACATCCTTATATGTTGCATCATCCATCCACACAGAACTTGTCTTATTGAGCTTTGATATATTTGCACCAAACGATGCTCTCATATCCTGTAATTTTTTACCTCTATATGTTGTGTGCCAGACTATACCAACCTTTGCGGCATTGAAAGCACGACCAATATCACTATCAACAAGTGCAGCATAAACGATAGTATTAGGCTGAAAAGTATAGTATTCTTTCCCATCAATCGTAGTTGTTTCGATATCATCAGTGAACATAAGATCACCTTGAAGTACGCCCGTAATTCCCAATTTTGAAAACTCTTGTAATGCGACTTTAAATTTAGAGTTGAGAGTGCCGGATAAATCATCATCTATTTCTCCTTCAGTCTTATACAACTTTGGATTCACATTGAACACCGACTTCTTTGCTACAAAGAAATCACCTGTCTCTGGCTCAATCCCTGCGAATATAGCAGGGGCACCATCCCACTTGACTGTCATGTTGACAGAACTACGACTTGAACCAGCAAGCATATCTCTCAAGGAACGTAGGAAGTTAATAGCAGCACGGCCACCATCAACACCAAAATTAAGGATTTCATCCTCTAGATGTTCTAGATGGAGGTTTTTTCCTGCCTTGTCCTCTGTGAGCATTTCTTTAAAACTAATCATTCGTATGTCCTAAAGTTTAATTTTAAAACCAACACGGGTTCCAGCGGCAGAAGGTCCACCGTATGTGGACATTCTAAATTGTTTGAACTGTGGTAAAGTTTTCTTTTTCAATATATCATTTTTTATATTCACATTATACACTTCAAAAGTATCACTTGACCTATCATGAATTACAAAATAATCATCACCACCTTTTATAAAATGTTCTAATATCTTTGCATGAATCTGGTCCATTAATGTTTTATTTGTAGTTTTAAATACAGAGGGGAGTTTGCCAGATTTGCCCACTCCTGTATCACCAGCGTATCCAATAGTGGAGTTAAGATCTTTAGAATATTCCATTATAGCGTGAAATGCACCACCTTCATTACCCTTTTTTTTGCGAAGTTCATACCACTTACCGCTTCGATCTGTCAATGCTTTTTTAAGATTCGTTGGGCCACCTTGTATAATAAACAATTCTGCTACGGCATCTAATTCTTCCTTACCCGCTTGTGACTTTCTGTTTTGTTTTCTTCTTGCGGTGATGTCAAAAAATGTTATTTCATTAGCTCTAGCGTTAGTTCCCTTTATCTCAAATTGAATTCTTTTTCCATCAATCGTCATCACCAAATCTGGTTTTGTTGAGCTACTAGGTGCAACGGTAAATTCAGACGCATACTCTATACCTTTTTTATCACACAATTCTTTTATGTACGCAGCGCATTCTTGTTGAGTTTTAGTTCCAGCAGCGACTCTTTTCTGACTTTTGCCGCCCGGTTTTTTAATTTTACTAATTGAAACATATCCATCAAAAGGTTTATCATGACCTTTTAATGATACTTTTGCGAACCAACTGGTTGAAGAAACTTTACCACCGGGAATTCCTGATATCCCTCTCTTATGCAGTGTAGCTGGGGCAGTAAACCAAACAGTTGTTCCAGCCGAGATACTTTTAATTACCTCTCCATTTTTATCTACCAAATCTGTTTTCTTTAGTGTTGGAAACCCTTCTGGATATGCATAATCTTGACCATCTACCGGAGCATAAATGGTTCTTTCGTCCTGTTGAGGTTTATCCCCACCCACTCCATTTGGAAAATTAGCCATTCCAAATTTTTCAGTGATGAATAAATCTTGAATCCTGTCAACATGATTGACATAGGATTCGTCTCTCGGCTTTACTTGATGAAGATATTTTTTAAGTGACAACCGCTTTCTCCATGTAATACAAATATTTAATATTATTTATAAAACATAGGAATGCGGTTGTCAAGGGAAATTATTGTTTATATTCTAATTCTTCTGGCCTACCTTGCATCACCTCACCAATTTTTGGTTGATAATCTTTAGGCTTGTCTGTCATGTGTGGTGCCCGTTTTGTCCCACCCATAGGAATAATACTCTTAGCTTTTCTTGAGAACTCTTTGTGCATATAGACAGAAGTAGTTTGACTGTCTACATGTGTAGGTTTGAAGCCATGAAAATGAATGGGAATTAAATCTTTTGTATCTAGTAACTCTTTTGTATTACTATGCCAATCAGAGTTATCAAATATGATTATACCACCTTGCTTTAGACTTAATATTGCTGGCTCCACACATTCATATCTTACAATCCCATCTATAACAACAACATCAAACTGCTTATCAAAAATATTAATAGTGGTGGGATAATTATTTATATTATTTTCAAGCGTGATATATCCAAGTTGCTTACCATTAATCTTTTCATACCATTGTTTGTTATGCTCTACACCATATAAATTAGCACCATGATTCTTCCACCATATAGTAGAAAATCCAGTGCCGTATTCAAATACATCTGCACCTTCCCAATTCATAGAATTTAGATACTCATAACAGGGATAGGTATACATAGGCATAACTTCCCCATCACCATTCACAGGCATTTGATTTTTTGCACTCTCTAGAAAACCAAAGTCATTTCTTAACTTATCAAATAGATATGCAAGATGAAATTCTTCCATACTAAGTTCAACACCTTTCAACTGAACAGCGGTATCATAAATATCAATCATTTAAATTTTCCTCTAGCCATAATCTCTGTTAGGCAAGCAAGCATATTGATTTCTTGATCGGCAACAAATGCCGCTTTATATTGATACTCGCCCAGTATAACAACAACATGGGGAATACTAGAGCCATCCATGTAATCGTACAGATTGTCGTAAAGACGGCGGAACAAGCGAGTAGGATCATTGTCAATATTGTTGACAATCCATTTGCGAACATTAGTAAACTCCTTCTGTTTCATAGACTGCATAAGCTCTTTGATATTTACCTCTGAAATATCTATCAGTATTCCAGCATCAATTCTGCCGGACACGGAGTATCTTTGAAGCTCATTTAGAACCCTTCTCCAATCTGGAAAGAACTTATTGATGACTTCTGCTACCGCTTTAGGCTCAAACTTTACATCCTCTACAACGAGAACATTCATAACCCTTTGAAAGAATTGTTCAGCCAGTTCCTTCTTCTCTGACTTCTGAATTGTAAAATCCACCACACTACAACGAGAATGTAGTGGTGGTATCAGACGATTCTTGTAGTTACAGGTTAGAATGAAACCACAGTTCTTATGAAACTCTTCAATGAACCCACGCAATGCAGGCTGTGTTGATTGTGGATTTAGATAGTCTGCCTCATCCAGAATAAGATATTTGCGACCACCATGTAGAGACACAGTGGAAGCAAAGTTCTTAATCTTGGTTCTTAGAACATCAATACCAGACTCTTCAGAACCGTTGATAAACATGTATGTCAAACCCAGTTCATCTAGCATAGCCTTAGCAGCAGTTGTTTTACCAACGCCGGGGCCACCAGACAGAATTAGATTTGGTATATCACCTTTAGAGATAAACTCTGACAGGGTTTGTTTCAACGCATCTGGTAGCACACATTCGCCAATCGTCTTAGGCCGATATTTTTCCGTCCATAAGAAATCTTCCATCATATAAAACTCCACTATATCAAATTGAATTTATCTCTGTTAGATTAACAAGGTCACGCTGATCATGAACATCTATAATTAGATGTATTCTTGGAAATTTTGAATTATTTTCTACCCAATGTTTAATTCCAGTATTAAAGAAATAAACTTTTCCATCTGCCGGAAAATGTGTATTTCCTTTAACTGTACACATCAAACAATCTTCATTAGTTAATATGGGAATGTGAAATCTTGTTACATAAGATGGATCATAATCTATATGAGCCTTTATGCTAAATCCAGGCTCTAAGTATGTAAATCTCACTCTACCCAAGGGTGCTTTAAATTTATTTAATATCTTCTCTACCTCTCCTTTTACTAATGAATTTCTTACTCCATAATTATGTTCATCAGCTTCCGGTATATAGTCTTTACTACTTGGGTCTAATCTTCTGCTTCTCCCAAAAATATTTGTTTGTTTCGATGAAATATGTTTAGATTTTTTACTTATATCAAATTCAGTAAAATACAATTGTCTATATTTTTCTCCTTGTAAACGAGACTCATCCTCTGCTGTAAATTTTTCTCTATTAAATTCATTCAACACAACAAAATCTCTCAATTTAGAAACCTTTTCCTTCTCTAAATCCCCAGCAACAAAATTGCCAGGGTCTACCCTAACATTAATATCATCAAAACGGTTAGGGTCTAAAAGATTTTCTTTTTTACAATGTGACAAAAGTTTATCCATATCAACCTTAATATGACTAATATAGCCAAAAGGTGGAAGTTGCTTTCTATTTAATTGGTTTCCAATCATGATGATCCTTATGTTTTCCTTCAAAGGGTGCAAAAATATTCATCCACCACCTATTAACAGGAGTTTTGTTACTATGCGAGAATAATAGAAAAGTTCCAAAACCAAGATAAGAAAATATAGCGACAAGTGCAAAATAAGGCAATATATTTAGAATATATGCAATGCATATGAATGCCAATAATAATTCTACTCTGTAATTGTGAAAAAACATAACTCTCGGATTAATCAACAAATCTCCAATAAATCTACGAGGTATATTTTTAACTTTCCATAAAGAGAATAGTATAGTATACCAAGAATTATAACTAGGAGAATGTGGGTCTTGATCTGTATCAGAATATTCATGGTGCATTCTATGGACACCACACCAAGTTAATGCTGACCGGCCACCGCATATAATTCCACATATCAAAAATAATATTTCAACCAAGCTATTAGTTTTAAAACTCTTATGTGAAAAATATGCATGGTAGCCAAAAGAGATACCTATAGATACTAAAATATAATAAACCACATAACTGATTCCAAGTGTTATTATAATATCCATAAAATTATTTATATCTCTCATCCCCTACCTCAACCATAATACGATTCTGGTTCAAGGGCAATAAAATATTCAATATCAGCATTTGTATTTTTAAAGTTACTGATTTTGTTAGATGACACATTAACATCATATGTTCCAGACATAAGTTTTAGATTCTCAACCTTGAACCAGAACTTATAATCAGCATCACCTCTCTCGAATACATTCATACTGTATGAGTTAGCAGTATCATTTTTCTTATCAGTAACCCTAAGATTGCCACCTTCCAACACCATATCAGGCGCACCGATTGTTGCGGCTGCTTTTGTAATGTCAGATAGTTGTTCAGTTGATAATGTAAAGTTTACTTCACATTCAGGCATTTCAATAGCTGAAGATACAGTAGTCACAACACTAGGATCAGAATACCAATACTTTAATGAGTTA